CCGCCGAGGCGTTCGCCGACGAACTGTTAGAATTACAGGACCAACAAGGGTGTTGCACTTCTAAATAGACATCGGGGTCCTTCATCCCTGTGCGATACGACACGCTGGCCGTATACGTCAATTCCGGTCATCATGCTGGTGAATACCGGACATGTCAATCAGCATTCGACGACATTGACGGCAAGTCCACCCTTGGAGGTCTCCTTGTATTTGGCCATCATGTCTTCACCGGTCTGCTTCATGGTTTCGATGGCCTGATCAAGGGTCACGATGTGTGAGCCGTCGCCGAGCATGGCCATACGCACGGCGTTGATGGCGGTGTTGGCGGCCATGGCATTGCGCTCGATGCATGGAATCTGCACCAATCCGCCCACCGGATCGCAAGTCAGACCCAAGTTGTGTTCGATGCCGATCTCAGCAGCATTTTCCACCTGTTCCGGCGTGCCGCCTACGACTGCGGCAAGTCCGGCCGCCGCCATCGAACAGGCCGAGCCGACTTCGCCCTGGCAACCGACTTCCGCACCGGAAATTGAGGCGTTGCGTTTGAACAGGTATCCGATGGCACCGGCGGTCAGCAGAAACGTGACCACGCCCTGTTCATTGGCGTTGTCCACGAAATGCCAGTAATAGTGAAGCACGGCGGGAATGATGCCGGCGGAACCGTTGGTCGGAGCGGTTACGATGCGCCCGCCTCCGGCATTCTCCTCAGAGACGGCCAAGGCGAAGAGATCCACCCATGCGGCGTCGGAAGACTCGAGCACGGCGTCTTTGCGCCGGCTGTCGCGGCGCAGCACATCGGAATTCGAGGCGAGACGCCGATACATTTTCGGCGCGCGGCGGGGTACGTCAAGGCCACCGGGCAATGTGGGTTCCGCCGAGGTGCATCCGTGGTCCACACAGGCGCGCATAACACGCCAGATGGCATCAATATCGGATCGGACCTGGATGCCCGAGCGTGAAGCGGTTTCGTTGGCCCATACAAGTTCGGCGATGCTGAGATGATGTTCCCGGCATAACGACACCAGTTCAGTGCATGATGAGAACGGGTAGGGTGCCTCGACGCCGAAATCAGTGGATGATGACTCGTCCGCATCGGCAAAGGAGGCGCCTTCCGGAGGGCGTTCATGAATGCCAATCATCGGGTCTTCGGGAGCGCCTTTGCGCACGAATCCGCCGCCGATGGAATACCAGACCTGTTCGTCGACCAAGCTTGCGGCGGCGTCGAACGCCTGGAATCGCATGCCATTGGGGTGCGCGGCCATGCGCTTCCATTGTTCGAACACCACGTCACGGTCGTAGTCGAAATGGATGCGTTTGAGGCCGGCGAGGTTCAGAGTATCGTCCAACGCGCAGATCTCGCGGATGTGCATCATGTGGTCGGTATCCACGGTGGCCGGCAGATTGCCTTCGAGCCCGGCCATCGCAGCACGATCGGTGCCGTGGCCGAGACCGGTCAGCGCCAGAGAACCATAAAGCGTGATTTTGACACGTGCGGTGCGATCGACCAAATGGTCGGCCTGCAACGAGGAGGCGAAAGCATGTGCCGCGACCATCGGGCCTACGGTGTGCGAGGATGAAGGTCCGACGCCGATGGTGAACATGTCAAGCACACTGAACATTTGGCTCCTTCTCCCCTGCTGGTTCGGCATGCCGGTGTTACCAGGCGTCATGCCATCACGATATCGTATCCCAGCCCAGCGCCCGGAATCGCTTTCGCCTTGTGCGATGATGGACGCGCGCGTCGTGCCGGCGAGCGATAAGTCAGTCAGTGAGACAGTGCGGAGAACATCATGACCAGTACGATGATACCGATGATGGCCAATACGATCTGCACCACCATCAGCCCGATGGTCAGTCCCTTCTTGGTGGCGATTTTGGGCGCGTACGCCTGTGCCAACAGGAAGGCGATGAAGCCGAACACCGCGTAGTTGACGGTCAGGGCCATCACATCGCCGTTCGACAACACCACGCCGTTCAGCGGCTGGTTCAGCGTGTTCATCATCGCGCTCATCACGAACATGCCCCACACGCCGTAGCCGATTAATCCGACGACGCCGTACAGCCATGGCTTGAGTTTGTCGTTGGCACGCAGGGTCAGGGCTTCGGCACACCACAACAGGGCGAAGCCGACGATGTAGGTGAACGCCACGGCGATCAGTATCACGATAGTCGCCCATGGCAGGAGTGCGGCCACATTGCCGATCATGGACAGATAGAATCCCGAGCAGGCGATGGCACCAACGGTGAGTGCAGTGCCCGCAATGACGGCTTGGGCAAGCATGGTGGGCAGTGCGCCTTGTTCGACTCGTTCGACATCGGTCCAGCGTGAAGCCATGTGGATTCCTCGTTTCATCAGGTACATCGTCACAACGCCACATAGCCTAACGGCCTTTTGTTTCGGCCTTATAAGCTCTCCACATAGTGAGCTGCGAGCCCCCCTCTGACGAGGGGGGCTGTCGGCGAAGCCGACTGGGGAGAGACCACGGCACAGCCGCAAAAACGGCATCGGCCACAGGCCGATTTCAAGGTGCCTCCGGTGGGACTCGAACCCTACGGAGAAAAGCCGCTTAGACTTACTCCCGTCTCGATTATGCGGCTCTCGAAACCTCATTTGCCCACATTTTGCCCACATTCTCACGCGCCAGCATCTCACCCATGCGCTCCGACAGCTCGTCCAGATCATCATCGAAAAGGTCGGCGTACACATCCAACGTCATGGCCGCGCTCTTGTGCCCCAACTGCCGTTGCACGGCCTTCACGTTCGCACCCGCTCTGACCATGAGACTCGCGGCCGTGTGCCTCAGGTCATGGATTGTGAGGTGGCCTGGTATGCCGGCACGCCGCAGGCCGACCGACAGCCAACCGTCATCGCGGCTCGCATTACCCCACTCGCGTATCATCATGCCCTCGCGTCCCGGCTGTTCAAATAACAGGTCGCCGGGTTTCCGGTCTGCGCACAGTCTGCGCATAATCGGGTCCAGCACGACCGGGTACATGATGGCGCGGGCCTTGTAGGTCTTGGTGTCATCGGGGATGATGACGCCGCCCACCATCGGCGCGCTCACTCCTATATATATACGATGCTTTTCAAGATCGACGTCCATCACCCTCAGGGGTATGAGTTCACCCCATCGCATGCCGCATAGTCCAAGCACGAGGACGAGGTCTCGTCTCCATGGGGTGACGCTGCCTGCCAGCCGGTCAAGCTGTTCGGCGGTGAGATACACGTGCTTCTTCCTGCGCTTGCGTGGCAGTTCGATGCCCCTCGCTGGATTGTCCGGAATACGCCGGTCTTTCTTCGCGTCGTCCAATATTCCGGCGAGCACGCCGTGGGCGCGGAGGACGACGCTGGCGCTTCGGGGTTTGGCGAGCACAATCTCGTTGCCCCGCTCGTCCTTGACGGTCTTGCCCCGGCTGATTCCGGTGACCCATTGTTGCGCTGTCTCGCGGGTGACGGCGGATACCGGGGTGTTGCCCCATTCCGGTTTCACCCACTTCTCCCACGCTCCTTCGAGGTTCCGGTAATGGCTGGGCTTGGTGCTTAGCTTCTTCTTGGCCAACCATGCCGGTGCCAGTTCTCCGACCGTGGCCTTGCCGGCCTGCGGGTCGATGTACGTGCCTTCGGCCTTGGCGACGGTGACTCGTTTCGCCGCCCAATTTTCCGCGTCTATCTTGCGCTTGAATCCGCGCTTGTCGGTCTGCGTGCCGTCCGGCTTGCGATACCTCACACGGTATCGGGTTTCGCCCTTTGTTGTCTTGTATCTGGTGACGTTCGCCATTTCGGGTGTGCTTCGCCCCGCCCATCGGCTAGGATGGGAGGCGAAGCGTCCTCCTTTCCATTTCTCTGGTGGGATTGGGATTCTTCACACGTCCCGCTGACGCGCCAACGTCAACGGGACTTTTACTTATTTGTTGAGATTGTCGATGGCGTACTGTGCTTCCTCCGGGGTGAACTTCTCCCCGGCTGAGGAAACGAGCTGGTCGTAGATCGCAGCCGAGGACATGGACATCATTTCCTGATAGGACTTGGCCTTGGCCAACGCGTTGGCGTTGTAGTCGGCTTGCAGGTGGTCCACGGCGTATTGCGCGGCTTCGGCGGGGAACTTCTCCCCGTACTCGCTGGTCAATTGGTCGTAGATGCCCTGCTTGCTCATGTGCATCATGTCGGAATACGATTTCGCCTTGTTGAGCGCGTTCTGGTATTCGACAGGAGGCTGCGCCTGAATGCTGACCTTCGCGGTCTGTCCCTCGTATTCGATGGTGAATTCGGTGGGCGCGTTGATGTTGACGGCACCGGGGTTCTGAATCTTCCATCCGGTGACGTTCTTGGTCGTCCCATCATCGTATTTCGCGGTCACGGTGATGCCGGAGGTTTTATCGGTCACTTGTTCGCCGTCTTTGATGCTGCCGCTGTACGATGCGGTGATGCCGGTGAGTTTGGCGTCCTTTTTTGGCGTTGCCTTCTGCGTCGATTTCGGTGCCACGCTTTGTGCGGAGGAACTATCCACGGCCGAACCGCCGCCTTGCGAATTGCCGGCACCTCCTATGATGGCTATGTCGAGCACGACCACCACGACAATGATGACCCAGAACCACCATTGTTTCCAGATCGGTTTCTTAGGTTTCGGCTGTCCGGGCTGGGCGTATCCCGGTACGCCTCCTGTTGGCTGGCCAAACGGCTGGCCCGGCATTGTCTGCGCATTCTGCGGCGGCTGCGGGCCCTGAGGCTGAGCTAGCGGAATCGGTTGCATCATCGGAGCCTTATTATTGTTACCCATTTCTTCTTCTTTCCTTATACGGCCACACTGTCGTGCAGCATTTCCTTGTAATCGTTGACGAGGGATAGGGTGACTTCTAGCTCGTCGGCTATCCGCCAGGCATTTCCGTCGTACATTCGTTCGGCCAGCGCGTATTCGGTTGGCGATATCAATAGCCGAGCCGTCTCCGCGCGGGTGCGCATCTCATGCAGGCCACACCGGTCATCGCCGTGGGACCAGTGGACCAGCTCATGCACGAGGGTGCAGCGTTTGGCCACGTATGGGAGACGACGGTCTATGAGTATCGTGCGCGTGCGCTCGCTGTAGCAGCCCATCATGCCGTTGGGCAGGTGGTCGGCGCTGCGTATCTCCACGTCGAGGCCGGCGCTATAGATGGCCATGCGCACATGGCCATAGGTGTCTCTCAGGTTCAACGGCAATGGTCTCATGCTGGGTCATCCCCGTTCCCGTATTCGATGTACTTCTCCTTGTCCGGGTCGGTGTAGGCCGCAAGCTCCATCGGATTATCCGCCAGAATACGCTTCGTCTCCTCCACGCGACGCTCGCGCTCCTGTTCGGCTTCGATGTCGCCGTGCTTCGCGGCCATCGCATAATAATCACGAGCGGTCGCATCGTCCGAATCAGGTTCCACCGACAATGACACCGGGCCTCGCTCGGCACGTTCAATGAAGCGCTCGGCGGCCTCGATTAATTCGTGAGGGTATACTCCGAACACCTCTGCAAGCTGCGCTAGCTGAATGACGTTAATATTGCGCTCATTTTGCAATAAACGAATCAAAGTACGCTCATTCAAGTTCGCTTTTTTTGCAAGTTCTTTGATAGTCAAATGTGCCGCAGAGCGTTCTGCTGCAATAGCTTTTGATGTTGCTTCGTTCATGTCCATATGGACAGTCTACAGCACTTTGTAAAGCCAGCGTACTGACCATATGGTCGGCGTGTCATGCTTGACAGTGACTATTTGGTCTGTAAAGTGAACCATATGAACACTCTGGAATACAGCAAGCAAGTAGCCGAGAACGTGAGTAAAGCCCTCGATGGCGCCAATCTCAGCGTCTCTGCCGCAGCTGAAAAGACCGGTATCCCCCGCACCACGCTTTCACGCCATCTGAACCATCCAGAAACAGCTCCGTTTGACGTAATCGAATTAAGTCGAATCGCTTCCATCACACGAAAGACAGTGAGTGGCCTTACTCGGTTCAAAGCCACTCCTGCGCTCGCTGATAAGGAGGCGCGTTGATGAACGCCAAGGATTACGGCCATCACTTCAGCGGCTACCGGAAG